GTTGCGCTCCATGTGCCACACAAATATCCTGTAACACATCGTAACAACTTTTGAACGTATAATCATTGTTAGTCCAAGTAGTTGGGAATATGTGAGTTTTGCGGATATAAGATTCAGCCGTACTATGTGCGGTAGCATAATAATTGATAGCCGAATTAACATAGATTGTAACCGGATATGCTATATTTAGTAAGCAGTTGCGGATAATTTGCAGTAGCGATTCGGATGTGTTAATTGTTGCGGATGAAGGTTGATATGGTACGGTTTTCAGTAACCCTAACCCATCTACACAAATAATATCAACAAAGTTTCTGCCAGTTGTAAATTGTATGGCTATGCTATCCATTAATACAAACCCCTGCCATATAAAGTACGTTCCATTATTGGCAACAAAGCGAACGTAATACTTCCTGTCATCCGTAGAAACTAAATCCGGGTAAGGCCCTGTAAAATCGGTGAAGTCTGCCCGGATGTTAAAGATAGTCGGCAGTATCGGTTGAAATGGGTCATCACCAGAACCTGCGCAGGTTAGCACAAACGGACTCATACCGGAGTTTACATTGTACTCCGGCCCTGTGTAGCCGTTCTCCCACATTTCAGCCGCGTAGGTTAATCCTGATTTGCTGATAGCTGAAAATATGTATTTCTTTCCGTATGCCATTTTAGTTTGTTAACCCTCTGAAGGTGTTTGTTCTTTGCTGACTTAACCAAATATCCTGCCCCTGTATTCTGCCCTCAACTATAACCTTACTCGCCCCACTCCCCCCCATCTGCGAAGCCGATGCAATGATTTGTTTCATCTGGTCAGGGCGTACAATATGCTCTGTACCGTGTAACATAACAGGGTAACCGGATTGGGGGCCGGAAACGGTACCGCCTTGTGAGAAGCCGAGGAGTTTACCGAAGCCAGTCAGAAACTTGCCTGCGCCTGCTCCGCCGCCTAACCCCGGCAATGCCATTAATATACCTTGAAAGATTGCCGCCCTCGCTGCTGCCATTGCAATATCAATAGCCAACTGCTTAAACATATTACCAAACGCCTCACCAATATTACCCCCATTTACCATTGCATTAGCTATACCTGTTATGCCCTGCATTGCTCTATCGGTCAACTGATTTGCTAATTCAACACGGGCATTCTTTTGGTCATCTAATTCAATTTGCCTTGCAGTAATTTCATTTAATTGAGCATTACTATCCATCCTTAGTTTGAGATTGGTTAGGTCTTTCTCTTTTGCTTTCTCTTGCGTAATAAAGCCCTGCCCCATCATCTGTGCCTGTAACCGCTTGTATATTTGGATTTGCTCTTCTAAAACTTTGTTTTCATCTTTTACTGCAACCTCTTTGGGTTTACCGCCGCCGCCACCACTTTGCGGTGCAGTTCTTGAACCTACTAATGTTTTTTCTAAATTGATTGCTTTAGTTAAAGCATCTTGACTAAGTTTATTAAACTGCTCAATATTTTTATTTGCATTAACATATCTACTTGACATTTCATTTGCAGCAGCACTTGCAATCGAACCTAACCCACCAAAAGCAGCTTTTGCTCCAGTAACTGCCTGCTCCATCAAACTCATGTTATAAACCTCGCCGGTAGATATTTTAGCCTGTAATTCTGCTGCTTTAGCAGCAAATAATTGTGCTTGTGTTCTAAGATTTATAGATTGTACTACGGTGGCAGTATTTTTTACCATTAATGCCTCTGCCTCTTGCATTGTTTTTGCATAACCTATTGAACTTCCAAGCGTTTCATTATACTTTTTTAATGCTTCATCTTTGCTTAAAACTCCTGCACGTGCTGATTGAAAATTTGTTTTTGCATCTACTAACTTAACATTAAAATCAGTTACTGATTTAGTAGATGCCTGTAATGCCTCATCAGATTCTTTTATACCTCTTGTCCAATACGTTAATCCTACTTGGGCAAATTGTATCCCTGCCATTAAAGCAGAAAATGCCAACCCTGCTGCACCTGCTGCTGGCAATAGTTGAGTTAAGTTGTTTTGTATTGCCATAAATCCGAATGGCAAATCCTGCAATACCCTACTCATTCCGGTAAAGTCAGTACCCAGTTTCTTAGTTGCACCGCCGGCCTTACCGCTTGCCGAACTAATGCCATCCAACCCTGCAATAGTCTGATTAAACTTTGCAAGCGCATCCTTATTATCAGCGGTAATCGTTATCCGGAGTTTCTCTTCTGCCATCTTATATTGCTTGACTAAGTTTCTTCATGTTCTCTATAAATTGTTCCTGCGTTAATCTCTCGCCCCGATCCGGTTGCTCATCCGTTGACAAAGGTAAGAACTCTGCTATATCTTTTCGCTTGCCGCTTTCGGTGTTCGTGCAATAAATGATATAGGCTATCATTCGTGTACGCTGCCATTCGGCTAACTGCTTCGCTTCGTAACCTTTCCTATAAAGCAAAAATTCTCGCCATGTAGCCCTCCAAAAACCTTCGATGGTCATTCCGGCTTCAATGGCGAGAACAAGTATCTCATCCCAAGTCTTTTCCCTTAACTTTTTTTTTCTTCCACAGGCTTTTCATCCGTTGGCACATCCGGTGTCATACACTTTATAGTATAGTGGATAAACTCATTCACCGCCTTACCATTCGCCCCGCCCGCTTCATCTATGTACCTTGCAGCAGTCCTATCATCTATCACTAACCCTGCGCTCTCACTTGCTGCCTGTACCATTGTTATAATATGCTTGAAGGAAAACACCTCACCGTTATACAGGCTTAACAACTTGCTGATAGGAATATCCCCATTCAGTTCGCAGTAGCGGTGCATCGCCCATGTACCCCATTCCAATTTTACAACACCCCCCGAAATCTGTAGTTCGTATGGTGTCATAAATTAGTACGTTTTAGTTTGGGTCATTGGCGCACTTTGAACACCAAACTCTGCATCGAACTTCATTAAGTCTTTATCCTTTGCATCCAATTTTATAGAGGTAACAAATATATTACCCGTATAAACGATGTCTCCGGATACAGGTGATGCAGGGCCGAACTTAGCAGCTACTACTGCCTTGCTACCTACCAAAGAATACAAGCGCTCGTAGCTTTCTTTATCGATTGTGCCTGTTTGGTCGATTGCATTACCGCTAACCGAAATGGTCTGCATAACGCTATCACCAGGCAATTGTTGGTCGCCACATTTAGAATCGGCATCAATGGCATCTCTTTTTACATCCATTGATACAGAAGTTAGACACGCAACCGGGAGAAACGTAGAATTATTATCCCAGTCAATTTGCAGAATTATATCTCTGCCGTTTACGAAAGTGTATGCCATTTTATATTGTTTGAGTGATTACAAAGGTATAACGAATTATTACACGAAAAGTATTCTCAAAGGGGTCTAAATCTTCGAGGTTGTTTATACTCTCACATACCACATTTTTACAATCCCAACCTACCGGCAGGGTAACAACCGTATCTGAATTGATACCGCCCACAACCAACTCTGCTATTTGCTCTGCTCTCTTGAATCCAAAGTTGCTGCCCTTAGTTACTATATCCACGTTAGCCGATACCTCAAACTGGAAGCAGTCTTTTCCTTCGCCCTGGTTCGCAGTTCGCGAACTGATAACAATATACTCCCCATCTGCATCCGTTGGAGTCATGCCATCATACACATCAATATAGGCGTATGCCTGTAGCCGGGCAACTAACCATTGTTTTATCGGTATGGCGGGGTTTTTCATTATCATTTGAACAATCTTCTTAGTCGGTTAATTAGTTTTGGCTTTTCTTCTTCGTAGGATGGAATAAGGAAAGGTTGTGGTCTAACCCCATTTTTGATAATACGCCATGCAATAGTCATAGCTGCATAGTTAACATCGGAACGCCTTGTACTTCTTCTGCCTGTGTATGAGTTTTGTATTTGTGCAATATTTTTCTTCTTTACCCATCTCACAATGGAATCAAATAATTCCTTAAAAGTACCGCCCCCCTTACCCCTAAATTGTGCAGCAAAACCCTCATACCCCGGAGGTATATTTACTTTCGATCGTGTACCGAACTCCACGTAGGGAGCATACTTAACCGTAGCTACCACAGACTTATCCAACCCGCTTCTACCAGATGAAACAATAATACTCTGTCTTAGCTTCCCATCAAACCCCGGCGCACGCCTTTTGGCTGCCTTTTGTATATTTAATACAGATGTGCTTAACTCATCAACAATCCCCTTAGTAGCTGCCTTATCAAATCTACTTATGGCATCTTCTACCTCCTTAATCCCCGATATGTTAAGATTAAAACCTGCCATTATCTAAATATTGTGATTTCGTAATATTCCTTTCTATTCTCAATATCCGTAATTGAATGGATTGTATAATCAAACCCATTAATCTGTATTTTGTACGTATTGTCGAAGGTGAGGGGGTAGCGGATATACACCCTTGCCGAATCGGTGAAAGTTACTTCCGCAGATAATAATTGTCGGTCTTGCCCTAATGGCACATACATTCCCCAAATCGTACTGCCTGCCGCATAGGTAACCGTAAAGCCCCCCTCACTATCGGTTAAGGTAGTAGGCACCATTAATACCATAGGCTCAATGAGTAATTCAGCCGATAGAAATTTAGGGCTATTTCCTTTTATTCTCATAGGATTGGCGAAGTTTTAGAGTACATTTGGCACGTTCTCCACGCCTTCTGACAAACCCCCATCGTTTCATCAAACGCCCCTCTATTCTCATACAAGTGATTCACCTGGTCAAGTATTGCCGTTTTGAGTGGGTTGGGTAATGCCGTGAACCCAACATTATACACCGCCCGCATTTTGTCAATAGCAGGGAAGGTTATAACCGGATGCTTGCCGCCCATGATAGTCTTATCCGTTAATTCGGTGCCTGTGGTTACATCGTACAGGGTAATAGATGAAGTTATCGGGCCGTGCGGGAATTGAAACCATCCACCTTTGTTACAGAACCATACCTCTGCTTGCTTAGTGATAAGCGATAACCCTGTGGCTTTCTCAATTATCATTCGGGCAGCACGTATCATTTCGGATATTTGCGCATCTGCAGCACGTATCATTTCGGATATTTGC